AACATCCTGTATAGATTAGATTTAGTTGCCCAGTTTAAAGGGCCCCATACTTTTAAAAGAGAGGGACAACACGTATCCCCACACGTTATATAACGAACTTTCACTGTGGGCCAACCAACCTTAATGACCCTCTCTTAAAAAGTCCCCATCAAGGAACCCCAGCATAGGGCCCTTGATGAGTAGCTCAGTATTGGTAGAACTTAACACCAGAGAGTTTCTTGGTCACACTCACAACGACAGGTTAGTGCCTGATTGAGGACAGGTCAGCCTAAAATCATTAACCCAACGATCATTCCCCGCCTTGGTGGTCTACTCTAGGAGTAGTGTCGAGCTGCGTCCCTCTCGCCGTACCTCTGAAGGGGAAATATAATTCTTCAGAGGTAGTCTGTATCACTCTCCGACCCCACATAGCTTTCACCTCATACAGACAGAGCCTACTCACGGTTTAACTGGGGTTTAGATTATCGTCAACTCATTCATATCTCCTGTCTCTCTCTCAGTATATCTAATAGTACCACACTCAGAGAGGTTTGTCAAGTAAAAACTTTCATTCACTGCAAGATTTACGGTGAATACTGTGGCTATTCACTGCATGGTTCTACACATGACTTGTCAAGAGAAAACTTTCAGTTAATTCTAAGAGACTTTCAGTTGGTATCTAGCCTGTGGCTCCAGTAGTCTCAGCCAGTAGTTCTCTCTTGGGCCCGAATCCTTTCTCTCTCTATTATCTTTATAGTACCACACTTATATGTATTTGTCAAGAAGTATTTTTATTATATCGTAGGATAAAGTAGTAGTAGTTCATTCTTCCTACTGCATACCCTAGCCAGTACTGAACTCTTCTAGGTAGATACTTAATCATTGACTCTTATCCCTTAACCACTCTACATACTTAATATAACAGGCTGTCAAGGGTTTGTCAAGTACTTTCTGCATTTATTTAGAGTTTTTTTATATATTTTTGGTGTGTGTGTTGGCGGAGCTGATAGACTGCAAACTTTAATCACCATAACTCTATGTTTATTCATACCTTTTTAATGATTGGGTAAATATGGGATACTATGGGATTTTCTGGGAGATTCTTCCGATTACTTCCCTTTCCCCTACTCGGATACATATACTCAAGGCCCTTATTGACTCTTTTCATATGCTCCATATACCCTTTTGTACCCATATCAGTAATCAATTCTATAGTTGACTATCGGTGTTTCTAACTTAGATATCCGATTTGTAAGGGTTTCTACTACCTCTGTTAGATCACTTACCTTATACGTTAGCTGTCGTATATCTGATGCAAGTTGTTCGTTCATCAGTAGCATGGACTCTACTTGTTCGTTTGTCATTATTCAACCTCATTCATTATCATGGAGCAAACCTCTAATAGTTCTTCTCTTGTTAATCGTTTTTCAACATTTTTCTTCATGGTATAGGCCCATGAACGAGTACGATTCAATGATCGAGCAATCTCACTGTCCAGACCTCTACCCTCTATAGGAGTATCAATTACAGCACGTAAATACCTTAACATAGAAGGTGATAACTTCTCTGTTGTTTTACGATCTTCAACTTTTCTTGGCATTGTCATACGATTTCTCCTTAATAATCCAGAAATGACCGTAGGTTACGAGAGCGTGAAGGATGTTTCAATTTCCGTAATCCTTTGGCTTCAATCTGACGAATAGGTTCTCCCGTCATGTTAAATACATTTCCAACCTCTTCCAGAGTGTGAGATTTTACACCCATACCAAACCGCATCCGTAGTACTCGTTCTTCACGAGCTTTCAGAGAGGATAGGACGCGAGTCGTAGTTTTCTTGAGTTCAGAGAGCATAGTTTCCTCTTCTGGTGACATTCCCTCATCGGCAAGGTCATATGCATATTCCAAAGGAACTGCATCCGTCATTTCTATATCAGGCTCTGCAAGAACCTTACAAATTGCAACGTAACGAGATATGTCGTTTTCCCGAATCTCTCGTAGTGCAATACTCTTTTCCGTAGTCGCAAATACCCACATTTTCTTTCTCACTCTCTTTCGATTATTACTTACTATACCACGTTCAGAGGTATTTGTCAACAAGTTTTTTATGCATACCACTTGGCCCACATTTCACTCGTAAGAACGGTCACAGGAACATTAAATTCCATATCCCACACCACGAACACAGCTTTCGTATCCATAATCCGAATCTTGAAAATTTCTTTGAAGCCTTTTCCCCCTTTGACGTTCTTACCCATCTTGGGGGCATTTACTATGGCGGAAGCAACCTCATTTTTGAAGTCTACCATACCGTATTTCTTGGTGTTGTGCATAAAATCTTCAGTCTTGAACCGTTCATTGAACCGTTTGACAACATGATATTTGCAATTTTCTTTGTAAGTGTTCATCGGCATACTCCTTTCTTTCCCGATTATTATTAATAATACCATGTGAAAGGAAGTTTGTCAATAAAAATCTTTTTTTTAAGTCATTGATTTATAAGGAGAAAAAATTATTTTCGATTGTATATCATGCAAGATACTTCTTTAGTTCCTCATATCCACCTATATGATGGCCATTATCCGTATAGATTTGGGGTACTGTCTTTAATCCTGTTCTTTCCTTGAAGTCTTTCTTCTTTTCGGGTGTGTCCAGCATAATGTTTATGTACTCGCAATTGTTCTCAGAAAGTAGATTCTTTGCGCTTGTACAGAAGTCGCAATGCATTGTTGTATAGATTGTGAACATATTAGTGTATTACCTTGTTTCCTTCATGTAAAAATGAATTTCTATTCACCTGTTGGCGTCTTATTTGTGGTATTGTTTCTACAACAACATCCAGCAAACGGTGTATGTCTTCGTCACTTAATTGACTCAAATACAGTTCCATAGTAGCTCTCATCATAACTCCGCCCATCATGATAGGGTCTTGATACTCGTTATGTTTATTCATCAACCATGAAGAACACTCTTCTGAAAAGCGTTCTAATTCATCTTTATCCTTTTGATTCATTCATATTTCCTTATTGTTGCATTAGTTCATAATCAATAGGAGGTTTATCATCGTATTGTTTATGGCCACAATGAGGACACCACATTCTCTTCGGCGTCCAGCCTTCCTTATCCAATGCAACACTCCACCAGAGTTTACATTTCTCACAAGTGAAATGATATAGATATTCTACATATGACATTACACCTTCCACCCTTCTCCAAAGTCTGTCTTATCAAAAATAGCTTCAACAAATTTATCATCCGCACTCGTAGATTGTCCACTATCCACGATGTTCTGTTCACTCATTTTAACGTCAAATAGTCTCATTTTTGCACGATCAATGCCAATTACGAACCGTTTATTCATCGTTGGATCGTTGTATCTATTCTTGAGTTGTTTGACTGCGATCTGATTGAGCTCATCAAGCTCCTCGTTAGAAATGAGTGCAAACATGAGATCAGCAGTTGCAGGCAGGCCAAAACTTTCAGATGTGTCTTCAAGACCAATATCTGTGGATACGAAGCCTGATCTAGTGGTTTGTGTTGCTGACATAATCGGAAGATTTGTCTCAACTGCCAATCCTCTAAGTTCTTCTGCAATTGACTTAATGTACATATAAGAGTTGACATTGGTTGCTCCTTTAAAACGACTTGACGCACATATATTCAGATAATCAATGAAGATAATATCTGGTTTAAAACTCTTCTTGATTGCAAGTTCCTTGATTAGTCCTCTAAAGTGTGCAGAGTGAGCGGAAGCAGTCGGATACTCTTTTACAATCAACTTTCCACTGGTATTCTTAATAATCTTCTCTATCTTACTTTCAAACATCTGCTTGGGAAGGTCATGTAAATCTTCCATAGAGATGTTCATAAGGTTTGCATCAATACGTTCTGCGATACGCTCTTCCGCCATCTCTAGTGTAATGTACAGAACATTTTTACCTTGAGATAGACAGTTTGCAGCCATGTGACACATAAACAAACTCTTTCCGACACCTGTACCAGCAAGTGCAATGTTGAGTGTCTTTGGTGGAAGTCCACCCTTGGTTATACGATTAAAGAAGTCCAGATCAAATGGAATCTTCTCCTCTATCGTGTGATAATACTCATATCTGGAGTCTGAATCCAACAGATAGTCGTGACCAATGTGATTATCAAAACCCACAGCCAAGGCATCTGTGAGAATGCTCGGTATAGCTCCTGCATCTCTATCTCTATCCTTTCCTTCAATAATTCCAATTCCTTCAACAATCGCATTGTATACCGCCTTATCCTTACAAAATTTTTCAGTTGTATCTACGAGCCAGTCAAAGTCTACATCCGTAGATTTTAATGTCTTAATGACTTCGACAACCTTTCCATATTCCGTTTCGTTCAAATCTCTACGATCTTGAACCTCAATCTCTAGTGATGTTTGTGTTGGTATTTTATTATATTTGTCAACAAACTTGGTGATCTCTTCAAATATAGTACGCTCTATTTTATCAGAGAAATAGTCTTTCTTTATAAAAGGTAGCACTTTCCGAGCATATTGTTCATTCGTTACAAGTTGTGTTAGTGCTGTTCTTTCAATCGTTGTATTCAAGATTTTCTGCCTCCAGTTGTTCATC